GAATCTGTATAGCTGTCGATAAAATCAAGAGCACTACTGTCAGTGCTTTTAATTTCAATTTGATCGCCAGTAATTAACTGCCCATGGTCAAAATCAAAGCTAAAACGTTTTGCCGTAGCGTTGACATCACCAGTATTAATTGTCGAGCTAAGTTCACTGCCATCAAACTGACGTTGCAGTTCAACTTTGCCAAACGTGCCAAGGTAAACACTCATGAGATCGTGGCGGCTAGCAGTTCTCCCGTACCAATAAACGAGATCTCAGCACGCACCAGGTCAGCAGTAGCCGCACCCATCGTGGCGCTTGAAACGTAAGCGTTGATCTTGATGTCATTGATGTCCGCACCATCCACCCAACGAAATGTCAGGTCAACGGTGTCGCTGCTGGTAACACCAGCCGAACCAGTCTTTACCAGTGCGCTCAACAGGCTTGTGGTGTTGATTGTGCCGCTGTCTTCTTTGTAATAAAGCAAGCTGCAACTGCCCGTATAGCCAACAACGCCTGGAACGTAACTGCGAATATTCTCACTAAGCGTTGTGGTTTCTAACGTCTCAAGGTTTGCTTGCACCGAGAAACTCGACACTTTGGCAACGGTCGTACCAGCGACTTGCAAGACGCCATCTCTGCCGGTATAGACCTTTGCCATCAGTCGGGGTCGGTTACGTCAATGACGCCAATTAAATTTACTGTAACAGTGCTAACCCCAGGCCGCACCTGCGTTAATTGTGGTGCGCTTTCGTAACGGTACGCATTTCCATGGCTATCCGCTCCAATCGCATCAGCGTTGCCTTCCCAGCCACCTTTGCCCGCGTCTCGCCCAACAGTAAATGTCGTGAAGGTACCCTTCATCTCGTCGTAGTGGTCAAGAAATAACTCGGCGTTTGCGTCAGTGATGTTGGCGTAACTCAGTGACAGCTTCATATTGGTGCGGTTGCTGCCATACAGAATCCGCGTCTCAGCGCCGTTTTGCGATTTAAACGTTCTGATCGGGTAGTCCCCTGCATCAAAAGAACGGCTGGTTGGAACAAGCTCAGGAAATGCCATTAGCTGGGTTGAATGACAAAGGATCCATTCTTTATTAAGTGGGCAAGCTTACTGCTGCCATCATCGTTGCAAGGATGCTCTGATGCAACGATGTCCACAGTGCCTTCCTGCGAAAACGTCAGTTGCTCCACAACATAAACGTTTTGAGATACCTCGGGATTAGTCAAGGTGAAGACGGAATTGTGGAACGTTGAGTCAGCAACCGCCCCATCACTGACATTCATCGTTCCAGTTTCAACATCTTCTGAGTTAATTTGAAAGTAGGAAACGTTGTATTGCCCGTCGCTTAAAGGCGTGACACTGGTGACTTGGCCAGTTGAGCTGATCGACCCGTTGTTAGCAGAGCTGTACGGGCTTGACTCTGTAACGACCTTGATAAACGAACCAGCTTTTAAATTTAATCCGTGGACTGTTGTCGAAAAGCTAATGGTGTGCGTAACTAGCTGCCTCAATCCAAGAAAATACTTGGCCACTTTTATTGCATGATTCTTTGATGTGCAGAACTGCGTCAAGTTAAATTGCTCCTGAGGCATCAAGTCAATGTTTGGATCGAACTCGTCTAAACCTGGGATCTTGACCTCTACTACCCTTTCTTCTGGCAGCTTATTCTTGGCCTCCTGCCTGTAACGCACGACCGCCTTGAACGGCCTACGCTCTTCTGAACTCAAGTATTCAAGCTTGAACGAATCCTCAAGGATGTTGCCAGCGGTAAAGAATTGATTGATTTCTACAGCGCCTAAGTTGATAGCACCGCTTTCGTGGATGTACGGCACCGCAGGCACTAGCGAAAACTTGCCGTCTGTAAGAACAAAGTTGCATAAAAAGTTAGGAGCTAAATCCATAACAAATTGACGCAAGTTTGTCATGTCTCCAATAACACCGTTAAAGAAAAGCTCTTGCTTTACTAAAAATTTAGAAGTTTCAATCAACAAGTTTTTGTCAACTATTGATGGATTGTCGGAGGTCATGTGTAGTACAGCTCCCGCTCCACCCATCTGATCAGTCAGCAAGTAAAAAACTAGATCAGTAAACAGATTGCTTGGGCCTTGAGCTTGACTTCCAGATCCATAAACACTCAAGTCAGGATGCAGCCTTTCGACTTGTATCCCGCTGCCAAGCCATGTTCTCAGTTGATCAAGTTGGGTAAAGTTTCGGGTTGCTCGCAAGGAGAAGCCTGCCAAAGTTAAATTGTTAAAAGCCGGTTTTTGATCATTAGGCATAATCTCATTTACATAGACAACCTGATGCTCCGGCTCAGAAGCATTAGATTTTTGCACTAAACTTCTATAAAGACTAACGTCTGCATATTGGCTTTGGCCTTCAAAGATTACATCGCCAGTGAATGTAGCCGTTAGATCGACAGTTGTTCTCTCAGCTATTCTTCCCCTGAAGCCGGTTGCGGCATAAACAGTACGATATGGATTAGTTGTTGAAATAGTTTCTAACGCTTCAAATGTGTCTCCTATGTCCCAATTGGAAGTGGTACTGCCTCCAGTTACAACAGTGATAGTTGGTTCGTTCCAGCCTTGGGTTTGACCTGACCAATGGTTATCCTGTTGCATTACTGTTGATACAAATTTAAGACGAATGCTTTTTGAGCCAGATGCTGTATAAGTTTTTTCAGCATCTTGACTTTCACCAATGCTGAAATTTTGTGCGCTACCAAAAAGCTGATAGTAAAAGCCTTGATTCCGACCAAAAACGGTTGGAATAGTCGTCATACCCGTAACGCGAAATTTTTGCCCTGACGATTGCAACGTTCCAGCAGGGTTGTTGTTTTTAAATGGATTCGAGTCGGAATAGGCAGTGGTCCCGTTTGGGAATACAGCTGTTGAGCCGTTACCGCGCTTAACTTCAAACTCTTGCTCAGCGCCAAAATCCGTAGAGCTAAATACAACCCTGGTTGCTATTGGAGCCCAAGTCGTAGTCTTGCCATTAGCGCGAGCATAATGGTCAGAAGGTAATTCAATTTTCGACAGCGTCCATTCAATAATTACAAAACGATTTACATTATTTGGGTCTACATATTCTCTTGTTGTTGCATTAATCGTTGAATTAATACCAGCTGGATGCGTGTCTGAGTCCCCTGCAATTTCGTAAGTCATCGCACCATTCCTGCCGGTTGTCGCACCACTAGGGTTTGATATGTTTGCGACTTTCTCGATAGCACTAACTTGACTCTCAGGATCAGGGCCATCAACTGGCAGGGTTAATTCCCTTGTGACAACGCTTGGGCTTGTCTCTGACCCTGACCCCGAAGCTGAAACTGGGTTTTGAATAAACTCTTTGTTTAAACGTAAAGACAGCTTTGTTGTTAAAAACCCTGCTGTTACGAGAGTGAAAGTTCCAATACCTGGAACGTTATCTTGCCTTACAACCTGTTTGACCCTGTTAGGGCCATCAGCTGCGGCAGCCGAAAGCTGTATAAACTCCTGCTCGTCCGACACTGCTCTTAATTCAGCACCAGGCAACGGGACAATTTTGTATTCAAGTTCTTCTTGAGACGGATGTCTTACTTGAATAAAATTATATTGCGAGACTGGTTTACGTCCCACAACCGCAAAGAAGGGGGCCATGCGGTGGAATTTAAAACTGTCCCCATTGGCATCAAGTCCAGCCTTTCTTACGTATAAATGAAAAGCTGATGACCTCGCAATTGATGAATTAATCGTTCCGGTAGATACTGTTATATTGTCTTGTCCAAACTCTTTTATTTCGCTAGTTGTTGGCAAACCAGGGAAAGAACATAGCCCTTGCAAGTTTTGATAAACCGAGCTTTTGATTCCAAGTTCAGTAACAATCGCGGGCCTATTGTTTCGTATCGTGCCTGTGGCAATTTTTGTCAAGGGAAAGAACCCCGCTCCAATGCCGCCTAAGTCATCAAGGTAAACCTCTGGCGCTATAACCTTGCTTTCACTAACAATGCCTATTTTCTTTTGTAGTGATTCATCCGTGTCAATGCACACGAGATTAATCAATTGATCTGTCTTTGATTCGTCAGGATTGAAACGCGCCAAACTGCGCCTTCTTACCTTCCATACCGTGCCAGCAATTGCAAAAATCTCACCAATCTGCATCTCGTCATCTGCAGCCAACTGCTCCGATCGAACTGTTGAATTAATATCATCGACCTTTTCTCCGGCCTGATCTTTTCTGCCTTCATAAGCATCTGAAGGAATTTCGGTTGCAGAAATCCTAAAGTTTATTTCGTCGTCTTTTGCTACATCTAAAACTGCTGACTTTTGCCCACTAAAGTTCCCATCGACTGTTACAAGTGATCCGCCGGGACTTCTAAAACTCCAGATTCCCATTCGTGGGCTGTATTGACGACCTTCGCCTTCATGAAACTGATCCTGCACCGTGTGTAAGTACGCATTACTATCTTTCGGCTTTGTCCCGGCTTCTACATCGCCACCACCGTCACGCCCCAGGTTTAGATCACCGATAATTTTAAGGCGTTTGACTATGTTTACTCTTTGCGCTGTTTTCTTTATGTCGTCTCTAGGTACAGTAATAACTTGATAATTTAAGCGATAACCTGTTCCATTTGGTATCGCTCCATAAACGCCAAATTGAGTGTTGTTTGCTGGTGTGTACGCATGGCAAAACGCTGTATCAAGGTCTTGAACATTTGTCGGACAGACAAAAACTTCAGCACTTGCGTCGTTCTCAGTAGATGGATCGCCTGTCGAAAGATCGCCGCGAGTTCCTTCAATTAAGTCGCCAACTACGACACGGTTGTTGCCTCCTTCTGCAGACCCCTTCTTCCAGTACAAAGCAAAAAAGTCTTCGTAAATAGTGTCCAGGGCGTTGTTGCCAAGGAATACGCCTTCTAGCTTTGGTTGGGCGATGCCATTATTAGCAACACCTTGCTCGCCAACTACAAACAAAAGCCTTGCCTGCTGTTGTGTGCCATGGCTAAGCATTCGTGACCAGACAAGCTTTGGCACAACCAACATGCCACCCACTTTTCTGACTTCGTCATAAAGCCCAAAGATGATGGGTATTGGTGCCGAATAATCTGCAAGCTCGCTGAGTGTGTCAAACCCCCTAGATGGGGTAAAACGACTAGCCCCAGTTATGCTTTCTAAATCAACTCGGCCTGACTTGGGAGCCGAGGGCATTTTTGGTTTTGGCGTCAGCAGGTATGCAGCGCCAGTAAGAACCAAGCCAATTGCTAGGTTAATTAAAATAATCGAAACAGGGTCAAGACCCGATGCCTGGATGTCAGGAAGATGCTCATATTCTGCAGGTCTTAATCGACCGCGTCGCCTAACTTCAGCCGCAAATAGTTGATACTCTTTTTCTGTAATTCCAATCGTCTTGATTAATTCTCTTTCGT